TTGCAAGTCTTATAAACGGCTTTCCGGCCATAACACAGGTTAAGCCAGAAATGGGCGGTATCCCACCGCAGAGAGCAGACTTTAACGGCATTCTATACATGCTTTCTGCCTTCTGCCTGTGGGCACAGTCTGGCGGTCAGTACACCTACAAAAACAACTTGCAGTACAACATTAACTGCATGGTGTTATACAAAAATGTGTTCTATGTATGTCTAAAAGAAAACGGACCGGACACAACAGCGGGCGTAAAAGAGCCGGGCACGGACGGCGCGACGTGGCAAACCCTGCTCAAATTCATCGGGTCGCTGACGATGGACGAAGTGCAGGACGCTATAGACACGTCAATAGGAGAGATACCCAAACCGAAGCCGGTCAGCATGGGAGCTTATTCAACTGTAGGCACCAGCAGCGTAGCCGCTACAGATGGCTTTATAACTTCAAAAAGTTATAGTAACACATCTATAACGGCGTACGTCAACGGCCTACAAGTCATGCATACGGCAGGCCGTAGTAAATACGGCCAAGGTGCTTGTTCTATTTCTTTCCCGGTCCCTAAAGGGGCGTCATGGAGCGTTAGCGGCGCTAATTATGTAAGATGGTTGGCACTTTCTGAATAAAAAGGGGCGATACTATGAGCGTCAACGAACCGCTGTATAACTTTGCGCGGGCATTCGCAGACCGCGGTACTAAAAACATCATCCCGGACAGCAACAACGAAGCGTCCGGACTTGCAAGTCTTATAAACGGCTTTCCGGCCATAACACAGGTTAAGCCAGAAATGGGCGGTATCCCACCGCAGAGAGCATTATGTATCGCACAAGGCGCCACGATAGAGCTTACCAGCAGCGGCGGAACAAAGTTTAGCAGCTGCGCCCTACAGGTAACGCTTGGAAACTAAATCAATCAGAAAGGATGTTAGACACATGGAACATTACTCTAATGTTGTCAAGGCTATGATAGCGCGCAGCAAGGCCAGAGCGGCAGATATCGCCGACAAGATACAGGCCCGCGCTTATTATCAATTTCAGTACGTTCCGCCAGCAGGACCACTGCCCGGATACGCTATGGAGCAGCAGACAGAGGACGCGATAAATGAGATAGGCAACATCGCCTATTCGTCAGACGAGATAGCGCGTGAAGCGCGAGAGATTGCGCAGCAGGCTTACAACGCAGCGCAGGCAGCTATAGAAATGGCCACTAATGCCATAACAGCTGCGCAGAACGCACAGCAAACAGCGGATACTGCGCTTAATACTGCGAACACGGCAGTAAGCAAAGCGGACAACGCACAGGCCAGCGCAGACGCTGCACAGAAGGCGGCCGACGCAGCGCAGAAATCAGCGAACGACGCTCAAACGTCTGCTAACAATGCGCAGTCTACGGCTGATACTGCCATTGAAAACGCTTCACAGGCACTATCAGCGGCTAACGAAGCTAAATCGTCTGCCGACCAGTCTAACCAGCGATTAGACGTCTTGGAGCCTATAGTTGATACTCTGCGCTGGTACGAAAACATCACAGATAACATCGACTTCAATACACATGTAGAGCTGGAAAGGGCGTTCCTTCAAGGCACGGCCAACACGCACGGCCCTGTTGCGGGTCCGGGCTGGCTGGATGTTGACGACGACTATAATGAAACCTATATCCGGCAGAAGTTTATCGCACAGGCTAACGGCGCATGTTATGTTCGCTTCGGCACCATTGTACCCGACAGTAGCCCTATCGAGGTAAGCAGCTGGACAGGCTGGGTAAAATATGCGCTGGCCAGCGAATTGACTTCTGCGGTCAAAACGATTAATAACAATATCACATCAATCAATGGAGAAATCACCACTATTAAAGGTAATATAACTAGCATTGAAGGCGATATCACAGAACTTCAAGAAAGTCTTGGCAATGCCGAGGGGGACATTACGACCGTAAAAAATGCGCTGGACGCGCATAAGGCCGATTACAACAACCCGCATAAAGTAACTGCCGCACAGCTGGGACTAGCGACGGTTTATAAATACAAGGGGTCCGTTGAGACATACGCCGACCTGCCGACCAGCGGCCAGAAAGTAGGCGACGTTTACAACGTCAAACAGGCAGACCCCAACCACAAAATTAAAGCGGGCGACAACGTGGCATGGGACGGGACAGCGTGGGATATCTTGGCCGGTGATACCGACCTTAGCGGCTATGCACAGCTTAATTCTGCTAACACCTTTACGGCGGCGAATACTTTTCGTGCTAACATTGCAGTTTCTAACGGTACAGCGGCCGGAACGGGCGGGAGTATTAGTTTTGGAATTTCTCCGACCGGTGAAACTGTTCAGACAAGAATAAGCGCCGATACATTAGGTGGATTGTTTTATAATACTAGTACCAATCAGCCGCACATATTCAGAACCGGTAATAACATTGATAGTTTCGCAATAAGAGATGACGGAACAACAACGGCTTTTTCTAACAACAACAATATCTTTGCAACTGTTGTTGACGCTTCCGGCGTTGCTAAATGGCTGGGCAATGCAAACACAGCGACGAAGCTTGCCACAGCCCGCACTATTAACGGCGTACCGTTCGACGGGACGCAGAATATCACCATAGAAGCTGGACAAGGTGAATTCTTGCCCCTGACAGGTGGCACGGTAACAGGACCGATTTACTTACCGTCTACCACTCCTACTACCGACACGCAGGCGGTAACCAAAAAGTATGTTGATGATAGCGTGGCCGGGGCTGGTGGCGGCGACGTTACGGCGGCAGGAGATAACTACTTTACAGGAAAGAACTCATTTAATAGACCTATAACAGTGAGGGACGGCGAACTTGCTGGCATTGGTGGAACTATCACATTAGGCACGAAGCCTAATAGCGCAACAACGCAAGCAAAGATAAATTCTGCTGCCACCGGAGCAATGTATTATACAGCTACAGAAGGACTGGCACACTTTTTCAATGTTGGCACAGCAGAAGTTGCCACAATAGGCGGCACTGCAACGACGGCTACACTTGACTTTTTAGCTAATAGTATTCTAAAGTATAGCACTTCAAGTGGTTTAACAGTAGGTGGCGGCGGTACAAGCCAAATCATAGGTTTTTACCCCGAGGCAGCCGATAACACGGCAGGTATGCGGCTTTCAAATCAAGCAGAAGCCATTAGCACTGACTACAGTATATTTTCTTTACAGAATAATTCTGCTATCAGCTATACGAAAAATGCAGCCTTGCAAGTTGGAAACTTTAAGATATTAGAAGTTGACAGAAATAACAATAATGTAACTATAAAGGCAGACAGTAATGGGCAGATACTATTCACGCCGAACAACCTAGCCAGCAACACAAGCAGCATTGATAGCAATGGTAACTTTTATATATCACAGGGCTTAACGGTTGGCTCAACGTTAAATACTGGCACGTCTAACGGCGTTATTCGAGCTGGGAACAATGAAAGCTGCCTTTACTTTACGGGAACAGCGGAAAATACTTACCACGCACTCCCTAAAACCGGGAATACCATTAGTTATCAATCCGCAGCGAACTGCTACTTCATTAACTGCACAATCAACAATCCGTCAAACTTTACTATGAATTTTTCAGGTATGAACTTCAAAGCGAAGGTTGGAAGTGAGCCGTACATGTGCAAGACATTAACATTTTGGTTACTTGTCAGGGGTACTGTTCCGGTGGTAACTTGGAAATTCCCGTCGAAGACCTCAATCTACTACCCTAAAGGGGTAGCACCAACGTTAAAGGCTAACGCGAGCAATATAATTAATGTTATAGCAATAGTGGATAATCAGGACAGATTTTCAATTCAGGTATGCGACACAGTAGTCCTGCCGAAGTAGAGCGGTTAAAAGGAGAGTGAGAATATGAAGTACACAAGAACAGTATACGTTTATAAGGGAGAGCAGTATAAAACTATCACCGAGATACGCCGTTTGCCGGACTTGATGAATACCTCTATCCCGAATAACCCGACGGATGAACAACTTGCAGCGCTGGGCGTAACGCGCGAGGAAGTAATGGTGTCACTGGCAGAAGCGAAAAGTATCAAGCTTAACGAGCTGTACGGGATTTATGAGCTCCTGCGTGATAAGCCAACGAAGTACAAGCAGGGCGACAGGACATTTTACTTCGACCGCACGGCCGCGGATATTAATAAATTCAATTCGGCCTATAGCGTAGCTCAAATAAAAGGAGAGCAGGGCTTTGGGGTCAAGGACGAAGAAGGTAACAGTGTATGGGTGATGTTGTCGAAGTCCGACTTTGAAAGCGTACTGCTTATTAGCAGCAACGAGCAGACGGAAGCATATAACACCTTCTATGCGCTGCGTAACAAGGTGGAAACGGCCGAAACGGTCAAAGACGTTATAGCGATTGTTTGGCCAAACATCTGGCCAGAAAGCAAATAAAGAAAAGGCCCCGAATTTCGGGGCTTTTTTTATGTAAAGGCGAAATAAAAGTGTTGACAATATACAGAGGGGGGTATATAATATAGGCATAGAACATAGAAAGGAGTGATTACGTGCAAGTAAAAAGCGATATAATTCAGGACGTTATAAACCGAGCTAAAACAGCAGTTAGAAACTTCGGGGAGAACGCACAAGTTGAGCTTCCGGCCGAACTGGTCAAAAACATCTGCCAGAACTTGAACGCCGAACGGTATCGACTGGCCAAGCTCAACAAGAAGTATTCAGCTTTAAAACAGCAAGTAAAAAGCGAGGTGAAAAAATGATAGGCAAGTATATCAATCAATTTATGGCCGACAACGAGTTGTTAGTCAACGAAGAATTTTTCATAAAAAACATGGATGGAAATAGGGTACTAATCGGCTGTGCTGACCGCTGGCGTATCGTAAGTGTTTTTCACGACGGCCGTGACTATGTAGCTGTTCTCGAACGGGATAAAAAGAAAGGAGAGATATAACGATGTCACCAGATGAAAGAATCAAGGAGCTAAAGAAGCAGGGCTATATCTCCGGCGTGATGGCCGGGAAAAGGATTTGGGAGCGTATGCAAGTTATTCCGGACTTAAGCGCCTATAACTGGCACAAGCTTTATAAACACCTTATGGACAACGCGAAAAAATATGTAATGGCCGAGCCAGTAGACGTATATGGTACTTTACGCTGGTACTACAATGAAAATGACTTGTTAAACTGGATAGTTGTCAACCTTAATAACGGTTACTGGTTGAATCGTCATTTCTTAAAGAAGGAGACCGAGAAATGCTAAAAAAGGGAAAAGGACGGCGAATTAAATGTCAAAAAGGTTTGAAGTCGGAAAGTATGCCATAGATAACAAAAGCAAAGGCACAGCTGGCCCGCAGAGCACGATTTATAAAACCTACGACGCCTATTTGTTAGCGCAATCTGTGACGCGCGTCTATGGCGTTGAAAGCCCCCCCGGTCAAAGCGCAATGAAAAAGCTGCGCGCAGAGATGAAAGCCTGTAGTGACAGGGACTTGCTGGAAGAATACTTAGACTATCAGGACCGGGAGAATAAGCGGATAGAATCTATCTGGGGAGAGTGGTAAGCTTGCGTAACTATGATTACAAAGAACAGATACAACGCCGGAAAGAGCTTCAAAAAATGGACTTTATATCTGGCGTACAGGCTGGGCGATTGATTAGGCACTTTCTTAATACGTTCGAGCCTGATATAACCGTAAAACGCTTTAGAAAGCGCTATAAGGAACTGCAAAAAGACCTTCGGGAAGATGTGCCGCACAAGGTACTATATAGCAGCAGGGGTACACGGTATTACTGGTTGCAGGAAAACGTGCTATCCTTTCTGCGTAATCGAATTAATATAAAGGCAGAAGTCAAATGAAAACGGCATAAATAAAACCCCTCGAATTTGAGGGGTTTTATTATTTCTTCCGGGCCAGCGGCCGACCTATACCCGGTTGGCGGCAGTCATTACAGTATGTATACATTCGCTTCCCGTCCGGTCCTTGGCGGTGATTAGAAACCGACCAGCCAGAATCACGGGCAAAGGTTATCAGTTTTCCCATAGTAGTAAATTTCGTTTTTAATAATTTACCGCAGTTTTCACAGACACAACCTGCTATAAACACTTAAATCACTCCTTATTTATTCGATAATGCTTTATTGCGGCAAGACATGCAAAGTGCCTTACCTGTCTTTTCTACTGATATCCTGCGCACAGTTTGCGATATCTCAACGCCACAATTTAAGCACATATACGGACTAGGCGCGCTTCTGACATTTACAGCGCCAGAATTGCCGCCAGAAGGTTGCGAAACGTTCCGCGCTTGTGATTGCCCTTGCGGGGACGGTTGGACGCCTCTAGGGACAGCCTGTGCGTTCTGTGCAGGTTTTTGAGTATATTGTACAGGTACTTGTGCCGCTTCCGGGTGCTGCTGGAGATAAGACGCTTTTAAACTGGCCGGATAGAAGAAACGGCCGTAGCCGTTGGCGTCCAAAATAACCAGTTCTGTAATCTCTCTATCATCGTTATAGGCGATATGCCCAACGTGGAAGCTTACCCCAAAAGCGATTTTGATTTTTTTACCGTCTATAGACGCTTCGTTCTTGGCCAAGTTAAATGTGATATTCGGCGCTGTATAAAGTTCGCGACCAGAACCCCAATTTACAGCGGCCCTTTTAAAGCAGTCAGATGCACGGCCTTTTTCTGCCTGATAGTTGGACGCTACACCTACGTCTTCTTTGCAGACCCAACATTTTTTGTCATGGTCCCATACCTCAATCGAACAGAAAAGCTCGTTGTTTATCAGCGTGTGTTTGCGCTGCCAGTTCATCGGCCCGAACATTGCGTCAAGGTACTTCATATCAACACGGGCGTTTTTATAAAGCAGCAGCCGACATTTGACGTATGAGCTGTTGTTATAGTTCATCTCCCGCAAGTCGTCGATACGTACATCTATATCGCTGGCTTTCAACAGCGGGAACTTGATTTCATCAGTCATAACAATCACCTACCCTTTATTTGATATTTTAAGTTCGATACCGTGATGATAGTAAGCCTCTTTAATCGCCATTGCGTAAACGTCTGGCGGTGGGGAATCCTGCCCCGCTATGCCGTATTCTTCACACAGCTGACGGAATGTGCAGCCTATCTTTTCATTCATCACAAGCGCAACAAACTTCTGGAGCGAGTTTACAACGTAGACTTCATTAGGTCCGTAAGGCTTTTTGTTTTTGTCCATGTGTCGAAGACATACTAACATCAGAACACCCCCAACACTAGAATCAATACAAACAGCCAGAATTCAGGTTCATATACACGCCTTGGATTTAATATGAAAAACACTACATCGGCCAAAGCGTCAATCACACGCCAGAACGGCCGAGCGATAAAACTATCATAGGCCACGCACAACAAGCCTATCCATATCCATTTTTTACTTACTTTATTCAAATTATTCACCTGCCTTTGATATGATTATACAACTTTAGTACCAAATAATCAAGAGGGGGTATAAAATAAATTTTAAAATATAACCCCGACCGACAAGCAGCCGAGGTCATACCGGAGGAAGAATGAAAAAATGAAGGGAGAGAGGCAGACAAGTTAGCTACCGTTATTAATATAACACATAAAAAGAAAAGCGCCATTCTCCGAGTACGAACCAGAGATGTCGCTTTCCCCGTCTGGAACACCGCTTTATACTACCCTTGTTCTGGGTCCCTGTATCAAAGCGCAGACTAATTGAAGAACGATATATTTATTAGGAGTTGCACAAGTAAATTTTAACCCCAAACCGTGGCAGTGTCAATATAAATTTTTTTCGTGTAAGAAAATCCGCGAAAAACGGAGTAAAACAGAGATTAGCGGAGATTTCTGGAGCTGGGGGGGGAAGAGATGCGCTAAAATTTAAGATTGACGCTTCCGGCGGCAGCGACTATAATCAAAGAAGGCAAAAAAAATAGAAGCCGTTTTAAAATGCTCACTAGACATTTAAAACTTCAAACCGTTTAAAACTTCAAACTGTGACTTCATAAGGCCAGTGTATACCGGTTTATGACTTCTACAACTACATGAACTCGATTTTAAAAAATCTGAATCATGGAGCCTACTTTAGTTTTGCCCAAAACAGGGCCGGTTTAAGCTTCTGTAACTATTCTATCAATATCGACATACATTGTCAACAATTATATAAAAGCAAATGGCGACTTTATCTAAAACTAAATAACAGAAACCGCTTTAACAGCGACTAGGCGTACACAGACCTAGTATAAAAAACTGTTGGTCCTGCAATGTGCCAAGTATATAAAATCATTGCCCCGCATGTATGAGCGCAGATATAAGTACATGTGCTGTATAGGTTATGATAAAGGGCCTATACAGGCGAGACGGCAAAGGCCTATCGTGGTACCGTGTGCAGCGGTTAGGGAGCCATACCCTATAAAATGCACGGCTGGCGGCTACGGGTGCGAAAGCACGGGGGAAAAGCACAGAGCTAGGACGTAGAGGTGTGATGATGTGCAGTATTTGCCAAAACCTATACAGCGACGGCGGGGACTACCGTCTTTACTTTATAGAAAATCCCTTATTTACGCGATTAAGACATACTATATACTTGTCTTTTTCGTGGTAAGGGGTTTCTATGCCTACCAGCTCAAACAGGGACATCAAAAACCATCAAAGCCTGTGGACAAATGCACTATAGTGTATTAATATATACTTATGTAGATACACGCAAGGAGAGTGCAAAAGATGAATCAAGAGAGAAAATATGAAGATACTTTCAAAGTCCTGCCCAAATGGACAGCAGGCAGAAAGCTGCTACTAAAGAAGCTGGAAGCAGCTACACCGCTTAATCGGTTTATAATTAAGAAGATTTACAGCGAATACAGCAAAAAAGGTATCTGGCCTGCTGAACTTGCACGACGTTCCGGTGTAAGATATGGTACGCTGTCCAAGTTTGAAGTAGGCAGAACGGAAACTTTATCGATGAAAAACATCGCTAAAGTTGCTAGTGGCTTAGGAATGACCGTTTCAGAGTTTTTCGAGGGGCTGGAAGACGAGCCGGGATATAGTGAATATATCGACAGGGATAAAAATTCAAAATAAAAGTGTTGACAATGTATATAGGGGGGTATATAATATAGACAAAGAAAGGGGGGGAACAATAGATAAGACCCAACAAAAGAATAATAATACAGAAGGTACGAAAAATATTAAGCTGTGATATAGCGGCTGCTATATTTATGACCGGGATACGAATGCAAGTATTAACATACTGAAAAAAGGACTGCAGATGCAGTCTGCATAAAGATAAAAAGC